GGTCCTGTCTGCGTTGATGTCGTTGTCGGCGGTTCCGGGGCGCAATTCTGTCTTGGTAATGCGCTCGGCGACGTCCATCAAACCCACAGGAACCATTAGGCCGTTGCGCTTGGCGCGGCCCATGATCTTGAGGTTGCGCTCATCCACCCAGTTGGTGCGGATGTTCTTGATGGCCTGCATCAGGGAGGCTTCGTTCAGCGACAGGTCGACCGTGAAGCGGTTGGCCCAAGTGGCGCCGTCGACGGGGTGGTCGGTGGCGAACAGCGCCTTGCCGTCTCCAACGATGGAACTGTCATACGTCGACCCGTTGTTGAAGACGTTGAACGAGTTGATCTCCCAGAACTCTTTGAAGGCTTTGCCCAGGCCCAGAGCGGTGGGCTTGAACTCAGTCTTGTAGAGGTCGTCCCTGATCGCCTTGCGGGTCATGGCGTAGGCGAGGCCGACCTCGTAGGTCTCAGCGTTGTAGACCCAGCGCTGGCCGGCGGCGTTGTCGAAGCCGGTGGCGCCACCTTCTTGCTTCATCTGCGCCAGCCCCATGTAGGCAACGTGGGCGGTGCGCTCGATCTGCATCGTCGACTGCGTGGTCTTGAAGACCTTTTTATATTGCGTCGGGATGTTGGGGTATTCGCCCGTGACCTCACGAAGGCCGGGGCGGAGAAGATCGCGAATCTGCGAGGTATTGATAGCCATTTACGTTAGTGCGGCCCTCTGGCCGTCCTCTGTTAGGAGTTCAGCTCAGAGACCTAGACGCCCTGCTGGCCCATCGTGTTGAGCGCAACAACAGCCCAGTTGTAGGCCCCGGACTGCGTTCCCGGCGCTAGCGTCGAGGAACCGCCCGCACCTTCAGGGCTGTTGCCCATCGAGTAGTTGGCCCAAGTGTCGATGATGCGCAGGGGGCGGGTGACGTTGGTGGCGATGGTCGTGGTGTCGAGATAGGCACCAGAGAAGCCAGTCAGCGTCGAGCCGGTGCCGAGGGAGATGTCGGCGTTGGCGCCGCGATCCGCGACGGTGATGCCTGTGGCATCGGTTTGGATGACAAATAGAGCCGGGCTGGTAAGTGCGCCGGGAACCACCTGCGCCAAGACCGAACCGCTCGCCGCGTCCGTGCCGGGCCAATACTTCTGCGGCACCGTGGTCTGCTGGCTGCTCGAAGCGTAGCGGCAGCCGCCGAACACGCCATAGCAGAGGTATGCGGCCGTAGTTGCAGTCCACTGGTAGAGGTAGCCGTCGGCCGAGAAGAAGACGAGGTCGCCGGTATAGATGGGGGTGGTGTTGGTGGAGAGGATGCCGTTGCGCAGTTCCATCATCGCGCCGTTGGTGGGCGGGGAACCCATCTGCCCGATGAAGCGGAGGCCGAAAGGCTTGTTGGTGTTGGCCATTTCACAGTGCCTTAGTTTTGGCACTGACTGACCAACCAAAGATGTCGTTGATCATTGAGGTCAGCGCCGTCGGTTAAGACGTGCACCAGACTGCCCATTACGGCAGTGGCGGTGCGGCTTGCTGACCTCTCCATTTACACAGCCAACTGTGGGCTGCTTCTACTCAAAGGCGCTCGTGCCTGGAGGGGCTACTTTATGAGGCGGCAGGGTTCGTACTGCTCGGCGTCGTCGGTTGTTGGACGACCCTTTATCTCAGTGAGGTTTCCCCCACGTCATCTCGCCTACGCCATTACTAAAGAGTGATTGGAGATATGAATTAAGCTGTGCACAACGTCAATAACATTTTGCTCATTTTGCCGCTGGGGCGACATCGCGCGTTTGGCTTGCAATTTTATGCGGAGTCTGATCGGCGAAACACCACGTCCGGCATGCGCCCGGCGCGTCCGACTTCGGTGTAATTCAGAGCGCCAAGACGGCGGCGCAAACTCGCGGAGGGTGCCTCGACCGAAATCACGGGGCGCGACCGCGCTATGGTGTCAAGCGCGCCAGCGATCACAGTGTCTTCGCCGCCCTCGCAGTCCAATTGCATGACATCGACGCTAGGCAGCGCCAAATCATCTAGGCGCAGCACCGGCACAATGCCGCCTGCCGTCATGTGCCCGTAGCCAGCGTTATTGGATGTAGCGCCTTGGATCGAGCCCACGCCGCCAGCCGCGCCAAGCGCCGCCTGCATCTTGATGATGCGTTCGGAAGGGCAGTTGGCCACGAGGCAGTAGAAGTTCACGGGATCGGGCTCGAACGTGTAAACGGTAGCGAAGTGGTTGGCCCACAGCCGTGGATACATGCCCATGCAGCCGCCGGCCTGCACGATCACACGCGGGTTAGCTGTGTGTAGCAAGATGAGATCGCGCAGCGCCGGCCAATCGGCCATCGGCAAATGCCAAGCCCACTCATCGGCCGCGCGCCACATCCAGGGGCCAGCGCCCTCAATGATGACTTGGCGCATGGCAAGCCCATCGGGGCTGTTCATGTGATGAGATCAGCCATTGATGTCGCGCGATCTTGGCTGGCGACGCGCAGATCGGCCGGCCCGCCCTTCAGCTCCACCTTCACAACTCGCCCAGGCTGGATCAAGCCAACGTGGCGAAGATGATGGGCAAAGCAGCCCGAGTAGGTCTTGTCGCCGTGGTGGTGCAGCATCAGATGCGGATCGCACCATACGTCACCGCCGAGCGCGCGCCAGTTGAAGCAAAACTGCTTGTCCTCGCTGCGGCGGATGTGATCGCGCACGGTAAACTCGAACACGTTCCACGCCTTCTTGGTGCCGGGGATGACGGGCTGGTGGTACCAATTGTCGGGGTTGGCGGCGACGATCTTCTCGGCGCAGGCGCGGGTGATGCGCATCATACCGCCGGGGCCGCCTGCGATCTTGAGCAGGCCATCCTTGGGGTCTGGCTCCCTAGTGATGGGATCGACGAACTCAATCGGCTCGTCCAGCATGGAGATGGGGAATCCCTCGCCGTCGGCGCGCTTGGGATAGGCGCCGAGCACGAAATCCACGGGGTGATTGACCAGCCGCCAGATGGCGCTGCCCTCCCAGTGCACGTCGTCGTCAAGGAACAGGGCGTGGGTATAGGCGGGGCTATTGATGAAGTGGGTGAAAAGCTGGTTGCGCCCGTCCTCGATGTCGGATGAGCCGGCGCGGCCCTTGCTGACCAGCCAATTCTTGGTGAACAGCTCAACCGAGGCGTATTCCAACGCCTTGCTCAGTTCCCAAGTCGGGCCGGTTCGGTTGGAGCAAATGCCGATGTAAAGATGCCCCAATGGCACGTGGCCACCATTAACGGTTTGCGTCATCGTCTTTCCAGCGTCTTAGCGTAGGACACAGGGGCATCGGCGGGAACCGCCCCGCTCTTGGACAGCATCTCCACGGCCATCATGGCGAGGTCGTAGGAGGCGCAAACGTGGTGCGCCAGCATGGCCAACTGCTTCCATTGCTCGTCGGCCATGGGCTTGGTGAAGTCCCTGACGTAGACGAGATCGGCCTCCAGCACTTGGTGGGGGTCGACCTTGGGCACCCTAATCTCTGTAAGAAGAGGCCAGCACGTCGCCCCCGCGAAACAGTGCGGTACGAAGCCGTGCGCGCGCAGTGCCAAGTCTACCGTCCCCATGACTGGCTGGTTTTCGTAGAGGGTGACGAACGACATCTCCGTCATGACCATCACGGCATTGGCGAGATGGCGGGTGGCGTTCTCAATTGCGGATAGTTCTGCGCCCTGGATATCCATTTTGAGCAGGTCGCAATGGGCAACCTCGGCCAGATCATCAAGGCGCACGGTGGCGGTCGGCAGCGTGGCTTCGATGGCAGCGGAGTCAGGCATTGAATCGAAGAAACCCAGGCGCGCCATGTCTGGCTTCAAGAGGCTGACCATGCCGGGGCGGCGGGTTAGATAGAGCGTATGGTCGCCGCCATCACCGATGATATAGGGCAGGTAAGTTTCGTGCGGGCCTGCCTTGGCCTTGAGAGCGGTCAGTGCCTCCACCAGGGGTTCGAACCCCACCACCGAGCACAGTTCCATCTCCAGCATGCTGCGGTAGGGCGGCTGGCCCTCCACGGGGTTTGCCCCAATGTCAACAACGGCGGTG